TGGCGAATACCCAAGAGAAGACGCTTGCGGGTAAGGGTGGCGAGATTTCAGTTGCGGACATTCGTAGCGAGTTGTTTGAGGGCGAAAATATTATTGTCGGCAAGTCTGACAACGGACAAAGTCAGCTACTCAGTGGCCCATTTGCGTCAAAGAAGAAGGATTAAAACATGCGGATTAACATGATAAAAAATTAATACAAAATATAATATGTGGATTTTACATATTATATTATATTCTATCTGTTGGTCTATGCCATTTCCAGTTCCTTTGAGGCAGAAGGTTTATTTTTGAATGCTTCTTTTCTCTTTGCAATGATTGCCTCAATAGTAGTTAACATCTTGTATTGCTCTGTGTAAAAATCGCCACTATAGACACCTCCACCATCAATCAAGTTTTGGTTAGTAAATATTGTCTGCACAATAATATCCTCAGTTTCAAACAAGACGTCGACTTCGCCCTTTCTCTCCTCATTCTTAACTACCACAAAGAATATTCCGACTGCATTATTGGTTCTTGTTTTTAAATAATCAGAAAAGGCGTTAAAATATGTAAGTAGCCCCCCGTATCCTACGTTTAATTCATATTCAGCCATTCCCATAATCGGATCCACGTACAAATAAAACTTTTGTTGAGGCAACGCAAGTATCTTTTTGAATCGTTCAATACATCGTTGAAAATATTGATGATCCTTTTCCTGTCGGATATCATGATGGGACATGGCGAGTTTCATTCCATACGTTCCAATTTTATTTTTTGGGGTGTCCGAGATATAATCATCTTCATAGTATTTATTATAAACAATGTTTTCATTGCAAACATGGGTCTTAACATCGTCGCACAAATTAAAGGTTTCGCTTTGTTTCTCTAGATAATTCTCTACCCGCAAATACTCTACAAAGTCCGTCTCAATGCAATGAACCAACACGTCCAATTTTGATACAACCCAGTCAAATGGGTAGGTTTCAAACTTGTGTCTCATCTCCTTGATGAGAGAAGCAGAGGTACATCTATGGCCGACTGAAAATAAAATGGTCTTTTCTACAAGTTTGTTGTCAACAAGTCCTTCGTGCAAATCATCTGCTGCCATATTTATAAATTAAATTACTTAAAATATACGATTTTAACTAATTTACCATATCTTTTTCACCAATATAAATCCTGCTAAAGCCCCGAGTACTTCTACTATCAAATATAATATATAATCCATTTGTGTTATTTTATTGGCTACCATCATGCTCGTAGCGATGGCTGGATTGAATATGAATATATCGCCAGATATAGCTGCACCTAAAAAAAGGGCAGTTGCAAGCGCAGCACCATGTGCTAAATAATTTGTAGTGGAAAAAATTACAGCTGAAAGCAAAAATGTTCCAAGAAATTCAATAATATATTTATTCATTTTTCTATATTAACAGAAAATAAATGTATTCAGCCAAAGGTCATTACCATTTTGTTTTTTTCACACTTATTTTTGGTCCGGCACCCTTTTTCTTACTACTGCCCGGATCATACTTTTCCTCCTCATCGTCAGAGTGCATGTCCTTTGAAAGCTCCCAAAACTCTTTGGACCCCAATTTAAAATCATTATGCGAATCTGCCTTGTACCAAAAAACCTGATCTTGTAGTTTATTTGATTTTGCATTGTTGTTGATTACTAAACACTCGTAATTTTCTGTGCACTGGTCCATTACCTGACAAAATGATTCAAATGTGGGGAACATACCCGCATAGTTTTCAAAAATACGTTTGCGGTTTGCAATATACGGCTCACGCAAAATAAAGACATAATCAATATTTGTACGAAGTGCTGGCGGAATACCCAACGGATATTGCATAGTAATTATTAACATGACTTTCCAATGACGACCATTCATAAACAACAAGCGCATCATCTTGTCTCGCGACCACGTATTATCATACAAACAATCATCCAAGATGACAAATGTACGCGGGTCTATCGTGCTACGCTTAAATGTTTCAACCTCCTTTTTGATTTGTTTTAAAACAGACCGCTGACGCTTTAGGATGTTCTCAATAATTGCAGTATTGTATTCATTATGAATAAAAAGTTTTGGCACCATTTTACTATAAAACCCGTTGCCTTCTTCTGTTCCTGATATTACTGTGCCAATAGGTATGTCTTGGTGATAAAATAACAAGTCGCGAACTAAGAAACTCTTACCCGTATCACGACGCCCAATAAGCACCACGACGGGACCCTTGCTTTCATTTGGTTTAAAACTTATACTTTTCATGTCAAATCTTTTTAATTCTAATGTCATATCTTCTGTATATATAATTCATTTTAGAAAAAGTCGACGGGATTCTACGCAATCACTTAAGCGACAACACATTAGATTCTATTTGCGTTGAATCCCTTCCACATTTTCTAAATGCGAAGTATATGAACGATATAGTTAACTACAAGAAGCGTAAAAACACTGAATTATTCAAATCTTTAGAAAGATTTGATTTAGATCAGACCCAAAACTATATTCCAATTTATACTAAACTAATGACGTTAAATGAAACAAATTTTAATAGTGTCAATTTAAATCATACCTTGTATATTACCAATGTTATCAACAATATTGAGGGAAATCAAAATCTATACAAGTGTTCGCTGAAGAATTCTGCCGACGAGCAGCTAAAAATAAAACCCAAAAATGACTTTTGTAAGATGGCGCCTTTATTAGACCCAATAAGGTATTTGATAGGTAAATATGATGTGGCAGACAGCTCATTGATGAATTTGCCTTCCATAGATTCTACGGCTTCTTCAGTCAATTCAAAACTATTAGATGTGAATAATTCGGCCTATGTTGACAGCTTGTTTTCTCATCTAACAAGTCAATTGTTGTTTAAGCATGGATTTATACATGGCATAGAGTTTTATGGTTCATTCTTGTCCATTAAGAAAAACTTTAAACTAAATGTGTTTGATGACTTGGATTATTTGATAAAGTCGGATTTTTTCAACAAGAATAAGAACGAGCTATTTCAGATTGAAGATTATAGTGCTTTGTTTGATGATGACACAAGTAAGAAGAATCTTCCTGCTATTAAAATTGATGCGAGCGGAAAGGATTGTAGTTTTTCAATTGATCCGATAGAAGATATACTATTTAATGAAGTATTTGACACTTCTCAAACGGATGATAGTGTATCTGCATTAACAACGGATAATCTGAAAGAACTCAGTATGGAAACATTTGCACTTAATACACTCAGTTCCCATAATTCCGAGTCCATGGATTCAGAGAGCTCGTGCTCTTCTAGAACAAGTCATACTAGAGACTCGGATAGTTGCGGTGATGAGAACTCTACAGAAGAATGGACCGACGAAAACAGCGAGGATGATGATGATGATGATGCCAGCGAGGATGAATGTATAAATGTAACATTTCCAAAATATCCAGTGCAAGTTATTTGCATGGAACAATGCCAAGATACGCTGGATAATCTCATGTTGAAAACTGACATGGATGAAATTCATTGGATGTCTGCATTGATGCAAATTATCATGACGTTAATTACTTATCAAAAGGTATTCGCCTTTACGCACAATGATTTACATACGAATAATGTAATGTATGTGCCAACTGATAAGAAATATATATATTATTGTTTTAAGAACAAGTATTATCGTGTGCCGACATTTGGTAAAATATTTAAAATCATTGATTTTGGGCGAGGCATTTATAAATACGATGGGAAGCTTTTATGTAGCGATAGCTTTAGTTTTGGTGGAGATGCTGCGACCCAATACAATATTGAGCCCTATTTCAACGATAAAAAACCGCGATTGGAGCCGAATTATAGTTTTGATTTATGCAGATTAGCTTGTTCCATGTTTGATTATTTGGTCGATGATATGGATAGCATCAAGGATTTAAGTAAGTGTGATACTATAACCAGAATCATCGTAGAGTGGTGCTTGGATGATAATGGATTGAATGTCTTGTACAAGAATAATGGGGCGGATAGATATCCCGATTTCAAGTTATACAAAATGATTGCGCGGTGCGTGCATAAACATACGCCTCAAGCCCAATTGGAGCGCAAGGAGTTTAATGCATTTATATTTCCCAAGAAACAAATTCCCGGAAATGAAAAGGTCATTAATATTGATGATTACCCATCGTATGCATAAATCGTCATATGTATAAGTAATATCCTTATACGGCGATGTATAATAAAAATATTTGTAAAAATTTTATTATACTTTATGGCGCCTAGCCAAAATTATTTATCTTGTATAATTATAAGATTCTTTCATGTCGTCGTATGGATTTATTATTACTAGACACGTTAATTCCGAAAAAACCAATAAATATTGGAACCATGCGGTAAGAAGTATACGACGATTTTATCCATTTAGAAAAATAGTCATTATTGACGACAATAGCAATCAAGCGTTTGTAAAGGCGGATTACGAGTACAAAAATATTCAAATTGTGAAATCTGAATATCCGGGCAGAGGAGAATTGTTGCCATATTACTATTTCCATAAAAATAAATATTTTGACAATGCTATTATTTTGCATGATAGCGTGTTTTTCCACAAACGAATTCATTTTGAAAAATTCAGCAAAGTGAAGGTTCTTCCCATGTGGCATTTTGACATGAATGAAAATATGGAAAATTGTTTACGACTTGCCAGGTATCTTGATAACTCAGAGGCCATTCAATTCAAGGTCTCACCCGAGACGATAAATATGTTAACGTATAAACAAGCTGATATTTGGCATGGATGTTTTGGAGTTCAAAGCTACATTAATTATGATTTTCTCTCTATGATCCAAAAAAAGTATAATCTTTTCAATTTATTAAAAGGTGTTTTAACTCGGGCCGACAGATGTTCCTTGGAGCGTGTAATGGGTGTTATATTTCACGCAGAAGTCCCAAAGTTATATAAACGCCCGTCTCTCTTGGGTACTATTTTTGAGAATCAATCATGGGGATATTCTTTTGAAATGTATTGCGCTCAATACAAACGCATACGTAAGCCATTAGTTAAAGTTTGGACTGGACGATAGCTATGCTTAAAATGTCGGATTGTCTGTGAATGCAATTTGAGTAATCGGGGCGCCTCCAGCCGATTCTTGTATAATG